TTATATTCCTCCAATCTATTATATTATAACAAAAAAAGAATGCCACTTAGTGACATCCCGTAATGCTATTTTAACTTGATTTTTTATGTATATTCTTGTATAATACTGTCGAGCAGGTAAGAGGAAATTGAAGGACGGTTGTCATCTCCATATGCTGTTTCTCACAGCTGAAAGGAGGTGTAGCTTATGTGGAAATACTTATTAAAAGTAATTGTTTCAATTATAATAATTTTTGTGATTGTCTCCATAAAAGCAGTATAACCGCCCTCTTGCACAGGACGGTTATATAAATTTTAACCCGACTATGACAACCGTTTAACGGTTATCTCTTATCTGCTATTATTATATACTTATGTATTCAATTTGTCAACCGCTAATTTTCGTTTTCTTTAAGCTCTGTCATTACCTCATCCGCCTTTATAGCCTCCTGGGTAAAACTGTTATTCTTCCACCAGCCCCATACTGCCGCACCAATTGTAAATAATAGGCTTATAACCTGATATATATCATCGTCCGCTATATTTAGCACCTGCTTACCGCACATAGCCAATACCTGATTTGCTAGTGCTAATATTAATACTATGGTTCTTGCTATTGTTCCTGCCGTTATGTTATTCTTCATGCTTTTTTGCCTCCTTATTTTAATAAATTTGTGATTGCGAATCCTACAAATCCGCTTACAGTCGCCGTTATTAGTGCTGTTATAATAACCGTGAGAATCTGTGAAGGTCGTCCGGCTATAACGTCTATTTTTTCTTTAACATCAGAAATATCTTCTTTGAGATATTTAGTTTCAATAGCTAAAGATTTCACTGATTGGGTCAGCTCTTCAATGTTGTCTATCCTATGATGAGCAGACTTGACGGAGGATTCAACCGCCGTCAGCCGCTCTCTGATTGCCGCTTCGTTTTCGTCCATGTTCTGCCCTCCTAATTAGTTTTATAATATTCAATAGTTATTGTTTTCCCGGCAGTAATTCCTTTTGTGTACAAAAATAGGTATTCCGTGCCTGATTCTAACGTAAAATCACCCTCAAACGTATATATTGCGCTTGCGGCGTTAAACGTGCCTGTTGGCGCGATAAACATAACCGTACCATTTTTATCATCTACATTATTGATAGCTGTCTTAAGCTGGAATGTACAAGCGTATTCAGCTTTTTCCACAGTAGCACGAAAATGATACGCACCTGCCGATAAAGGGATACTGTACCATGTTCGTTCGATAGCTTCTGATTCAGAGGTGTGCTCTATCAACATATTGTATTTGCTTCCTATATGCAAGGTTGCAATATCTGACGTTAGCGTTTCCCCCATACTACTTGTTACAATACATCTGTATTTACGTAAATTATGATACGGCTCTACTGTAAATTGCAATATGCTTGATGTGCCGTCTGCACAATTAGTCCATATTCCAACGGGGTCATCACCTCTCACGTCAAGCCACTGCCATTTATAAGTTAAACCTGTACCTTTGGCGATTATTGACATATTTGCAGTTTCTCCGACCTCTGTTGTTACATCTTGCGGCTGTTGTGTAATTTCTGCGGCTTCCGCCGCCGCTATCGCTGTTACCGTTAATGTGCAACTAAGTCCTTTATATTTTATATGATACGTATTTTCGCCCTCTGCCAACGTTAAATCCGTTTCTTCTACAGCATAATCGGTTACAGAATGTGTTTTACCACTCGTCATTGTCACAATAACTGTTATAAGCGACTTATCCAATGTGTCACCTGCTATGTTTTGAGTTTTTCCGTAACTTGCCGATATGCTCGCTTCCGTGTCTTCAAATAATCCTAATACTGTAGCCCTTTGCACGATATATCTCACAGTATCATCATCAGGCTTGCATTTAGTATCACCATTGGGCATAACCCGAAACATATTGTCTCCCTCGCCTGTATAATACACAGGAGCCTTGAGCCTTGCGGCTCTCGAAAACGTTTCTATGCGTATTTTTTTGCTAATAGCATAATCAATAATATTTCCCAACGTGTCGGCACTAGGTTGATTTGCATTTGCATGACTGCATAAAATAAGCCATTGCTTGTTGGCAATGGCTGTATCAATTTGAGATTTAGCACTTGCCAAACTCGTTGAACCGCTTTGCAATGTGAATCTTGATATTGCCATAGGTTCGCTTATTTCATCATTTAGTCCCGTATCCCCGCTAATCAACGTCATTCCATATTTGGCATATCGCTTCGCAACTTTTTTCTTAATTTGTTGAGCCGTACCCCATGGATACACCATACAGTTATAATCAAGTCCGTTTTGTCTAAATAATCTATCAGCGTCACCAAATTGATGTTCAAGTTGTTCCTCGTTTAAGTTTTCGCCTGTCCGAAACACTTTCACATCATGACTGTATGTGTGACTTTGCATGTCGAAGCCATCGTGCACAAGTTCTTTTATTTGTGTCCAGCTTAAAGCCTTGTAAGGGTCACCGCTTGTTGTTGTACCTGTTGGTGTTTCTGCTCTGCAAGCTACGACTGCAAAACTGCACCTAACACCCTTATCTTTATATATCGGCACAAAATTATTTAAGAATTCAATGGACCCGTCATCATCAACTATAGTAAGAACCGCTCCGTCGTATACCTCATTGCCAATATTGTTACTATCGTTCAGGTGATGATTATATGTATTATTAATTTGTGTCTGTAGCTCCGTATCAGCAGTAGTGATTTTCGCACTGCTCCACGTGGTCTCTGATGAGGTTTCGGAATCATTTATAGCTGTTATATCTGCTCCGTCTTTGCCGTCTGCTCCGTTTATTCCGTCTTTGCCCGGCTGACCTTTTAGGCTTTCTAACCATTCACTTTCAGTTCCGTTAAATCCATTCTCTACGGCTATTTCATAAGCTGATTTTCCGTTTTTTTCTGTTCCTCCACCGCTATTATCTAATCTATCTAATATTTGCTCATATACGTTTTGTGTTGGTTCAGGTGGTGTTTCTCCCTCACAATATCCACTCTTTATAACAGATACTTTGCATGTGTTAGTTGTTATTCGCATTCCGTTATTCGTGCCATATGCAGATAAATTAAATCCAGGACTTTTTATAACTTCATGCGGCACAATCGCTATTTCGTTTTCATCCAAAAGAACATTATAGCTATATCCATCATATAAAAAAACAACTGTCTTTTTAGTGCCTTTCCATTCATCAGAAAAATTAAAACGGACAGCCAAATATTTTATGCTGTCCGCCACTATTAAATTTCTGCTGGTTCTGCGTAAAATTTGCGAATCAACTTTATAATCAATTATCATAATTATTCATTCTCCAACGCCTTAATTTTTTCTGCCTGCTTTTCCGTCAATACTCCGAGTGATATATAACGCATAAGCTGACTATTGGTTACATATCCTTTTTCGTATCTGTTTTTAATCTTTTCATACATTGCTTTCACCCCCTCCCAAAAGTTGTAATTCGAGGTCTGTTATGTATTGTCCCTGTTCGATTAATTCTAACTCTAAATCAGTCTGAGCCTGACCCAATGTTTTAATTTCATTAAGCAGATTTGCATTGTTAAGACGGGATTTTTCCAAAAGATATTTTATATATTCTGTTTCCCCCATTTCATAAGCCTGAATAATTTCTGTATCAAACGAGAACTCTTTACCGTCAAGCCAAATACAGTCTGATACATCAAGAGGAACAATCTCAGCTGGCAAGTCGCTGAGTTGCTGATGTAGTTCCAATGACTGATTAGTTTCAACCTCGTCCAAATGATAAAATTCAAGTTTTGTACCATTCTCATTTGTTACAACCGTTTTATATTTGCATATATGGCAAATACCATTTATTAGTCTGTATTCCATTTTAGACACCTCACTTTTTTAAATATGTAACTTTTAAATTAGGCAAACTTGAATCTGCTGCTATATCTCCAAATGTACCTTCGACATTATCAATATATATGTTAGTTAAATTTCCACACATAGAAAATGCGTTAGTGGCAAGAGATGTACAAGCATTAGGTATAAAGACCGTTTTAAGTCCATAACTAGCCCAAAAGCCTTGACTTTTAATTGTCTTGACTTTTGGCATGATTATTGTTGTCATGCCTGAATTATCGTCTATCGAACGTGATTCAACTGTTTCAAGATTTGGTGCATAAACAATTCCTTTTAATTTATTATCAGGATTATTATTGTCAGAGTATTGATATATTTGAGTTACAGTATCAGAAATAACGGTAATAGTGTTACCCAGCATTTCGAGTAATGGAACTATGTTAATCCCAGTATTAGCAAGCATTTGTATCAGCATTATCAAGCTATTATTTTGTTCCGTTATTTTTGATAGTAATTCAGTTGTGTTATTTTCCGCTTCATTGTCTAATTCATTAATTGCTTCAACGATGTTTGACCGATTAGTAGTATATAATCGGCTCAACCTGCCAACATCTTTCAAATAATATTCATCGTCTGTGGTATCATATCTAACTATTTTATATTTTCTAAATTGCAGACTTTCACTTTCGCTGTTACTGCCTTCGCATATTTGCACAGCATTTTGAGCCAAACTTTCCGCTACATCTCCTATTGCAACGGAATCAATCCCGGAAGCAATTGACCCATGTCCAATCGCCACACTGTCATTTGCCCCTTCTGCTCCTGCGCCAATTGCTATTCCATATTCTCCGGTGGAGCCTATACCACTTCCTATTGATATACTTCCGAGTTTTCCGGCCTCCGCTCCTCCGGCTATAAATCCGTTATTTGTAACTTTATCCGCTTTTTTTGATATTGACGTTATCAACTCATTTATCGCTGTAACGATATTTGTTTTAGCCGTTGTAGTAAGATTTGATAAATTGCCTATCTTTTGTTCTATGTTTGATATATTAGACATTGTTGCTATCGGAGAGAAATTACCCCAATTCGCCGGAACACCTAACACACCCAAACGGACCGAGACTTGATTTTCATGAAATAAAACTTGCATTACTACTGTTTCCTTTGTATCTTCTGCCGTATTAGCAGATAATACATCAAAAACAAAAAGCGTAAAATCACCCTTTTGCTTCATAGACGGATTATTCCATATTCCTTTATAAAAACCCGGGCTTGTTTGTGTATTAAATACGCTTTCAGTCCCGTTTAATGTTCCTATATCTTCAATTTCTGTTTTTGTATTCAAGACATCGTCAATTTTATCAAAATTATTATTAAAATCCATAATGTTATAAATGTCTGTCAGTGATGGTTTTTTTAATCCATATACTTTTGTTGTTGTAGCCATTATTAACCTCCCAGCACGTTTTCTTTTAATCCTTGATGTGTAAACTTGCTTAAATATGCGTGAGTATACAACCCCAACCTTTCGTGCGTATTATATAACAAGTCGCTGTCTATAACCATATTTAGCGGTACCATTCTATCTATCATTTTTTCGACTTCTGCAATTTTGTTTTTTCGGCTTAAAGATAATCTAACCGTAACCTTGCTATTTTCCACATCTATATCAACCGTAACGTTGCCCGTTCCGACAAGCATTTCAAGCTTTTCCAGCAGCGTTCTTTCAGTGTATGGTGTGTCACCTAAATATATTGATTTTATTCTGAATCTTCTATCGTCCAGCGTGTCCGTCTCACGCCGAGAAATATTGAGCATATCCTCCCAACGCCTACACCCCTGTTCATCAAGAGTATCGAAAAAAAAGTTGTTTGTCAATTTTTCGGTTTCGGATTCAATAAGTTCAAATTCTACATCATAAGTTTTACATAATTCTACGAACTCCGTTATATCCTGCAAAAGCTCAGGCAAATTTTTAAGTGTATTTATTTTTTCCATATTTTATTACTCCGTTATATATACCGCTGACACATTTTTTACATATGTTTTTATGGCATTGGTATGTTGTAAATTGTCGGTAAGCTGTATATTAAGATACAGTGTAGACGGGTCAACAGTTGCCGGGAACCCTGTAACCGTATGTTCAGTCCCATTGTATACGCATGTAAAATTTTGACGTGTAGAAAAATCAATTTTAAAAGTAACATTAACCCACTCACCTAAAACTTTATCATTGCCTGTATATACTTTGTCTGCTCCATCACTTGATTTAGAATTTCCACCTATTATTTTAATTTCTGTTTCGTTTTGTTCATATCCGCTTAATCTTCCATATGTATATGAATTTCCTCCGTCACTTGATTTAATTGTTTTATTTCCGCTTAAATCAATAAAAAAGTTACCCATTCCCCTATTATCATTCGATTGAAAAAGGTCAAAAGAAACATTTAAATAACCTGTTGCGGTCGAAAAGTCTGACGGTTTAGTATCTAAAAGTCTGACTATATCATAAGACCAACCATTTCCTTTCACTCCAGGACCATAACAGAATTCAACAGCATTCCCACTGTCTGACGGAGAATGTGTAGCCTCTGCTGATATACCTTGAATTAATGATAACGGTTCCCAACCTGTAGAACAGTTGCTAATAATTTTACTGTCAGAAACAATAAAATTGCTCGTTGTTACCGCTTCACCGTAAGGGTATATCTTTATGTTTCTAACGTCCAAAACCCCATTGAGACCTAATATTTTTTGTTCTAACTGTGTTATCCTAACAACAATGTTATCAGGGTCTAAATCCCCCCATGATTCATTTAACTCATCAAAATATTCTGAAACCGAATTTTGAAAACCGTCTGCAATATCGCTCCATGTAAAACCGTCTTGATACTCTATATCAGCAATAACCTCAATCCCCATTGTTCCAACCGCTGATACAGTTGCCCTATGTCCTATAGGAGCCATTCCCACACCGTCACCGCTGTTTATAACCGGGTCAATTAATGTCTGAACACTGTCAACTAAATCTTGAGGCGGTTCTCTATATTCGTTATCACAGATAATAATACCAACAGTACCGCCGCCGTTTGGCGTCCTTATCAATCTACAGTCTCCTACACCGTTAATTGACTTTATAAACCTTTTATAATCTGCACGGTTACCGCCGAATGACGGATTTAAAACAGTATCAAAATACCGTGAACGAAATTTTTCGGTTTCTTCTGTGTCAGTACCGTATGTTGCAACTCCTACAATCTTTGCATTAGCAAGACCTTCAATATCGTTTATAGGTATTAAGTCTCCTGTTTTATTGCCAATGCTTCCGGTTGTTTCACACATCATCAAATAATAGTATAGCCGTGGATTATCACCGTCCCACTTTGGACTTTCTGACATAACAATATAATTTAACTCGCTGTTTTGCAGACTAAATCTTGTTCCCTCTGATATTTTCTTGTTAAATTCTCCCCTAACGATAGCATACGTAGCCGCATTAAGTGTTAAGTTCTTTAACATTGCGTGTCTTTTTAGGTATTCAATGCTTGCGGTATCTGGAAATGCTTCTTTTTCTATGGCTTGCAGCATAAGGTATGTTTTGGCAAGTTCCAGCCCCACAGGAGAAACAGCGTCATAAATTATTGACCCTTGCCTTTTATCAACATTGCTTGACACCCTTTGAAGCATTCGGTTTGTTATCTCTCCAAAATTATATTCGCTTGTAATCATATTTCTATCACCTCATTTATTTCGAGAGTATCAGTTATTTTGCTTTGCACCAAAAAACTTACTTCATATTTACCGCTGCCTATATGATTTATTTTGAAGGTATTAACATCAGTTATTCTGTCATCTTGCAACAATGCTTCATGTATACGGTTTTGAAGCTCAGGTATAACAAAGTCTTTTCTCATACCGTACAAAGGGTCTATATCGGTGCCATAATCCCAATTATATATTGGATAACGGTACCTTTGTGTCGCAAGAATTAAATATATAGACTGCTTCAATGCTTCCACACCGTCAATTGTCCCAATAATACACTTGTTCTTTAAGTCTATACCATATGTCATTGAGGGATATATAACGACTTTAGTATCAACTATCTTTTCTCTTGGGATAGAAATAACGGGTAGCATTAGACCACCCCCAATACAATATGTCTTTGTCCGCCTTGCATTTTAAGTAACGCTACCTTATCCCCCATTTTTAAGCTATTATCAATTTCAATCGTGTGTGTATGAGACGGGTTTCCCCCGCTGGTCGTAGTATAAGTATTTTTTCTAAAACTTGATGGTAATATCAATAGTTCCCCATAAATTGGTTTTTCGTATCCTACATCAATCTGCAACGGTTCAGTGGATACAACCGTTCCAAATACAGCATTAGCCGGAACGGTTTCCTTAACCGCTTGTACTGCAACACGCTTTACCGCCCGTGTAAATTCTGTCATATCAATCATATAAACTGTCCTCCAACCAAATGTAAATCCATAAAATGCTCACCGTTTTTAAAAGTATGTTTAACGCTAAAACACTCCATCCACTTTTTTTGAATTACATCACCTAAATTAAATTCAATATATACCTGTGTTCCCCCCCTTACTGTTACATCACCTAACGCGCCTTTTATATCAAGTTTTCTTATTTTATTTGTTGTTATTTTTATAATCTCATCAGCTTTTTTGGCTCCGTCCTCTCCCTCGTCAAGAGTATCACAATATTGCAACACTCCATATTTTGGATATTCAGCAGACTTATCTCTGATGTATACTTCTCTTACTCCCGTTTGCTCATTATCGTAATATAATTTAACCCTTGTGTAAGTGCCCTCGTCTATAGTTGTTGTATAATCAAAATCTTGTGCTGTAAAGTCACACACAACATAATTTTTCTTATACCAGAATTTAGGAGCCAGAACCAGCGAGCCAAAATTATCCCATAATAAAAAACGATAGCCGCCATGGGCTACCGTATAATCTAATGCGTCCTCAATTATTTGAAAAACCTGAATATTATCACAAACTGTAAGGGGTAATTTAACGCCTGTGTCCTCAAGCTGACCATATGCTATTTTATAATCATTACAAATAGATTTTATTATTTCTGTAGCTGTACAGCCCTCAAACACAAAACAGTCACTATTCTTAAAATATCTCGTTTGGTCATAAGCAGTTACTTTTATGTGATGTTGCTTAGTCCGTTGTTTTTGGAATATGAATCCATAAAATACAGGTGCACCCCGATACTTAAATATAACCTGGTCTCCCTCCTCAAATGATACGTATTCATCTTTGATTACCGTAAATGCTAATTGTGCCGGGCTTCCGTATGCTTCCGTTTCCCATATTATTTCATCAACTACAACAGGCTTATATATCGCCCCTTCTGCACCTACTATATATAGCTCTATGTTATTCTGATTCAGCATCTTTTTGCTGTTAAGAGGGTTTTCTCTAAAATCAACACTTGCGCCTATATATGACATAGTTTGTGCGGAAGTTATAGGAACAGATGTTGAATTGTTACATTCGCCGCTGTCCGAACCGTCAATCGAATAGTTACCGCTTCGCATTTTAGCGAGATTATCTTGTCCCTCGCTGTCACTTTCAACACCGCTTCCCAAATCTGCGCTCGCTACATCTCCGCCTGTCAAATTCTTATATACAGCAGATACGCCCCCATACCATTGATTATTGGTGCCGTATGGGTCGTTAGCTGCTCCAACAGGACAATATTTTTCTTGTATCTGTTTAAAATTTAATCCTTGATGTAGATAATTTCGTGATATATTAGATATACATTTAGTCAAGCCTTGCTCCAAGCTGTCAAATTTTGTGAATATCATAGAGCCGCTTCCTGACATATATCCAAAGAAATTATAGTTCCTTTCAGCAGGTCCGTAATCACCGTAAGAACTTTCAAAGCATGCTATGGAAGCCGCAAATGCAGGGTTAACTTGATATGCTATACATATTTCGCAGAATAATTTCCCCTGATTTGCAAGTCCGCCCTTAAATATTTCGTTCAATTTATCCGCTGTAACAATATCAGACCATGTTTTTAAATTCAGTGACGGCTTGCTGCTGTTTAAACCGTTAAACGGCGGCGTTACGTAACAGTAATCAGAAACATTGCGTGTGTTGGAAGCAACACTATTGCTAGAATTCCCCTCTACACTTTGGAAACTCCCGTTTATAGCGTCTGTTCTTACTATTCCTACATGTTCAACAGGTCCATTACCATTGACTCCTTTTTGACCAACATAATTTCTAATAAATAAATCTCCAGTCTTTGGTGAATAACCATTTCCTTTAGCATGAAATGTTCCTTTTCCCTCTTTTTCTGCCATATATGCGAAAGCTGCTGCCGCACCTTGTGTTCCATAATCATTAATTCCAGCTTCTTTTAAACACCAAGACACAAAATACGCACACCAAGGGTCACCGGTACTGTCATATTCTTTATATATACCGCTATTTTCGGTATATCCTATTTCCTTTTCTGCAATTTCCACTAACTGTTTTGCTGTAGCCAATTGCGTTCACCTCTTTTTTGCACAAAAAAGACACCCAATAAGGTGTCTTGACAAATATTCATTTTGTGTTATAATAAAGCTAATGAGTGATTGGGTTGAATCGGTCACTCCGCTAAGTTAATACTTGTAGAAGTGCCGTCCTACCGCTAGGACGGTTATTTTTTTTAAGGATAATTACAGTCAAAAGCATTATGTAAAATACTACAATCACTTCCGCCATAATATCAACTCCCCTCTTTGGGAAGTCAGAATAACCGCCAATCACTCATTAACTTTTTTTATTATATCAAATATATTTTATTCTGTAAATTTATACCATACGAAATAAAGACACTTCTTAGAACCACAACCACTTATCATTGAATTGTTGCAGTATCTGAATTGTATCATATGGGCTTTTATTTATCATCGCTTCAATTTCTAATTCTCCACCAGGTTCTTTCTTTTCGATTGTTACATAATTTCCATCTTTTTTTAATACAGGAGTTCCTTCTTTATATACTACAGAATAAGAATTTTCATTTTTCCTATAAATTGATAAATCTTCATTTAGATAATCAAGTGTAAATCCACAATTAACCAATAAATTAATATAACCATTTATGTGATTTTCATCATACGGATAGAAATATATATAATTATCACTTACTCCATTATTTTCTATAAAATCTTTATAGTCTATTCCTATATACGCACCATAATCAGGTAACCACGAACATTTATAAAAATCATAATAAACAATATTATTTGGCTCTTCACCTGAATATTGACTTGAGGTATTTATTATAACATTGTTATTTCGGAAATTAACGTCAAATTTATTCGTAGCCTGTGCTATATCCCTTAACTTGAAATAACTGTAGCCGTCAATGTTGTAACCCTGTATCTGCTTTGGTTCGCCGTTAACATATATAGGATAAGGATTATCATATATATGATTTACGGCATATGCACCTACTAGACTACTTATAATTACACCAATCAATAATCCGCAAATAAATTTTTTCATAAAAATACCTCCCATATAAATATTATAATTAATATATCATACGGGGAAAATATTGTCAATTATATTTATTATAACGGGATATAGTTTTCAGGTGTAGGACAATCTTTTCCAAAAACACCAGCACGGGCAAAAATACAAATTTGACGTATCATGTCATAAGTTAAGCCTAGCTCTCCGCTGTTGCCGCCTTTCAAAATACCATTGTCAATAAGATATTCGACAGTCCCTAAAGCATGAGATGGGAAATTTTTATCTAAATAATTATATACCATTCGGCTTTCTATTTCAGACAATAATTCCTCATTTTTCTGCATTTCGGCAAGAACAGCCTTCGCTCTGTCTTTAGCGTTGCTTATAGCTGTATATGGTGTTTTATATTTATCAGGCACGTTTCCGCTTGTATAATCCTGGTCTACCCAATACGCTATAGCCTCCGCTATACTGTCAGCTATAACATTCCTTGTCTCTTCGTTATATAATAATCTAGCGTCATTTGCGTTATTTATTCGCCCTACGTGAGCCGTAACACCGCACATTATTTTTTCATTTTCGTTGATAGGCAAATATCTTGTAAGCGTTATAGGTATTTTATATTCGGGCATATCAGTATTTTTCACAACTGTATTAAGTATAGTATCAGCCAAACTATAGCTCCATGCGTTCCACGTATCATTATCAATACCCGGTGCATTTCTATTTTCATAATGACAGCTTATACCTCTTTCTGTACTGGTCTCTTTATTCCCGGACGGTTCAGAGCCTATCCCCAAATAAATGTAGTAAGGTGTCTGCTCTCCTCCATCGTCCCATAATTTTTCGCTCTCATTCAGACGTATGCGCAAGCTCTCCCACATATCTTCACTTTTCGTAGTTTCTTTTGTTTCTCGGCTTAAATGAGTTTCAAAAGATGAATATTTATGTGAGTTCATAAATGTGTAATTATCAAGTGTTTCAGAAACTCTTTTTGCCACAAACCAGTTCATGTCTTGTTCACGCACTCCATAAAATGAAGCTCCTGCATTATTACCGCTGTAATCTCTCCGAGGGTCAATATACACTCTGCAAACACTCATTTTAATCCCCCCAACCCTTTTCATCTTCCGGGGTAGGGCAATCGTTACCGAAAGCGCCTGAACGGGCAAGAGCCGCTAAAATTCTTAGCATATCATAGGTTAATCCAAGTTCTCCGCTATCGTCACCTTTAAGCCACCCTTTAAACATCAAAAAGCGAACTATAGGTCTAAACTCCTGCGGCATATTTTTATCAACATAGTTATATATCATATAACTACTCATGGCGTTTAACCTGTTCTGATGTCCCATAACAGTCTGCATAATGCTTTCATACTGCGTCACTGTCAATCCCTCCTCAGTTATCTTATTTACATCTTCTGCTTGCAACTTATTGCTTTCAATATTATTGTTAGCGTTATATTCATCTATATTTCCGAAACTATCATCAGTAAGCCGTATAGACATACCGGGAAATATTTGAGGTGGCAATACTTCCCTCTTTGCACATTCAGCATCTATGTTTTCTTTATTTATTGCGTATAAATAATCAATCAGATTTTGGTCTGCCCGCCCAAATTCTCTCATGGCTATAGTAGCTAAAGTGTCACCGTCTTTTACATCTACAACCCTGTTTATTCGCTTATCTGTACCCCGGACTACCGTATAATGTAATCCGTCATCATCTTGTACAACGGTCGCCGTTGAATACTGCCGATACTTTTTAAAATTTAACTCTACTTTTATGTCCTGCCCGTTTTCCGCCTCTTCTGTTACTGTATAATCTTCGAGAGTTACAGTTTCATTTGTGTAATATGTATCTTCACCGCTAGGCATTTCTCTGTATATATCAAGCTGGAACGGCAGAAGTTCACTTTTTAGATAAGAGAACAATTCTAAATAGTGTAAAGGTGGCAAAAAACCGTCCTCATAGCTTGCATATGGACGGTCTGTGCAAGGCAATTCAATTTCAAACGAGAACTCTTTCAATCCCTCTTTTTTAATTATGTTTATTTCTCCGTCATCTGCTAATTCATATGTTTCATTTTTGTTAATAATCTTTGTTGTATAGGTTGATGGGGGGACTGGTAATTTAGTCCCCGCAATAAAAAAAGAGTAAGCCATTACGCTAACACTCCCTTCCAAACGACTTGCGCATTTTCTTCCATACCCCTTGACAATTTCTTAATCAACGTGTCTGTATTTTCTCCATTCTGCATAACAATATCATTATCCTGTTTAATGTTAACCGGAACTTTGATAATTGTATTATTAGTAGTTTTACTCGCTATTGTCTCACGCATTGCGCTAAAATCTTTTTTTCCTGAATAATTGCTTGATAAATTAGTCTTGAGGTCAGGTATTGAGTTAGCCGTAACCACTGCACCCATATTAAGTGATGTGTTTTTGATAGCGTTTATCTGGTCTGCAAGTCCAAGATTAAAGCCCTCAAATGTAAAGTTACCAAGTTCACGCATTACCTTTGACGGCGAATTTATATTAAAGAATTGTTTTATAGCCCCAACCGCTTTTTCTCCCAACTCCTTAATCTTACTTGTAACACCGTTTATTTTATCCGCAATACCTGTTATAAGACCGTCTATCATTTCATGTCCCTTTTGTAAAAATTTATCCTTCAAGCCGCCAAGATAATTAAGTATTTCCGTAAACTTGTCTTTAACATTGTTGTATATTTCAACAACCTTATTTCTTACAACTGAGAATATGTTGTTCCAGATATTAGAAACAGTGTTGAATATACTGCTTAACACGCCCGAAATTGCATTATATATACTGTTCCATATGCTCGACACTGCACCCCATATTGAGGACAACACACCTGAAACAGCAGTATATATAATATTCCATATACTTGTTATAATGTTCCATATAGAGATTAGTACACCCGAAACGGCGTTATATATTACGTTCCACACATTACTTATTACGTGGAATATACCCTGCATTATGGTTGAAATTATTGTCCATATCACAGTGAATATCGTGCTTATTAAATTCCATATAGCCATAACTATCGGAGAAATAGTGTTCCATATTGCTCCCCAAAATGTAGAAACAACAGTATACATACTGTTCCAAATACTGACAAAGAAATTTTTTATCGTTGTAAATATCGAAACTATGCTATTCCACAAACCTGTTGCACCGGAAACAATCTTATCCCAAATTCCTTTGAAGAAATCTGTAACATTGCCCCAAGCACTTTTAACACCTTCCCAACAAGCACTCGCCGCATCTTTTATTTCGTTCCAATGTTCGACGACTAAAACTATCCCAGCCACTAATAAGGCTATAACCGCTATAATAGCCAAAACAATCCAAATGACCGGATTGGCATATGAAGCAATATTAAAAGCCCACATAGCTACAGTCATTGCACCAATAGCAACAGAAAGCCCAATAAAAGCCGCCTTAACTATATCTTGATGGTCTAATACCCACGTTATGACGTTCATAATTACATCACTGACTGTCGCCATTGCTTCGGCTATTTTACCTATGTATTCTTCCAGCCTTCCATTATTTGCAAGTTCGTTTATTTTTTCAAGAACTGGCTGAAATGCTTGCATAGCTCTATTTTTAAAATTTGTCCACAACTGGCTAAATGTTAATGGCATACTAGCAAATTTAGCGTTTGTTTCATCAGCACACTCTAATAGTGCATTTTTTACCGTTTCAGCTGTTATTTGTCCTTCTGCTGCCATATCTCTGATTCGTCCTATTGGCACACCCATATAATTCGCTATACTTTGAATCAATGTGGGCGCTTGCTCAAATATACTGCGTAGTTCATCGCCCCTAAGAACTCCAGATGATAGTGCCTGTGTTAACTGCAATGTTGCATTTTTTGTTTCCTCCGCACTCGCACCGGATATAACGAATTGTTTATTCACTTGTTCAGCAAAATCAACGATTTGTGCAGTGTTTTCAAACGCATCTTTTGCATTTAAGCCAAGTTTAGACACCAGGTCAGCCGTATCTTGATATGAACCTCTGGACTTTTGGGCAGAATCAAAAATTCTATCTTGTAATTCTTTAGTGCTTTGAAGTCCATCATTCATTAAATCAAGCCGAGCCTTTGTTTGAGACATGGTATCAGATAATCCGATGATTTGTTTTACTCCCATAACAGAGCCTACAGCCGCCGCTACTTTTCCTAGCACACCAACCAAACTATTACCGGAAGAGGAACTTTCTTTCATTGATGTTGCAAGCTGTTTAAATTTTGATACACCTGTAGTAGTTGCGCTTACAATTTTACTTTTTACGTTTGTTAGGCTTGTCACAAGACCTCTTAATCCTTGAGTAGATTGCGTTGTGGCTGTAGAAAATCTTTTAGTTGAGTTTACAGCTGAATTCATTGAGCTTGAAACTCTGGATATATTAGCTGATGATTGACCAATAGTCTTAACAGCATTTCCGGCAGATGTTGACGCTGTATTCAACTTTTTAGCGCCCTTTTCTGCTCCGCTCAATACTGTTTTTACGTTTGATAGTTCAGAACGTGCAGCTGCAATTGACTTTGTATCTACAAGATTTCCAGGTATATTCTGCATTCTCTCGAAACTGGAAATTAAGATATTCATTGCATTATACATTGATTTAATAGGTGCGGTAACTTTATCCTGTATTTCTATTGCTGTTTTCAGTGATTCCCCTATAATAACCACCCCCTATTTCTTTTTACTGTTCTTTTTATTAATCTTTTTTATCTCCTCCTGATTTATCTCAATACACGCCGCAATGAAAGCCTGTTCTTTTCGGGACAAATTTAAATATTCTCTAGGTAAAAGGTGGAGTTCATGCAGACAGTAATAAGCATAGTTACTGTCTGCGTCTCCACCTTTTATTAGTTTTTTGCTTCTTTTACCTCATCTTCAAATATTTCATTAAAATCGTTTACATCTAATAATTTGTTAGAAAGGGCTGTGTACTCTCCGCTTGTTAACATATTCCCTAAAACATCTTCTGCACAAGAAACACCATAAGCGTCCTGTATGTCAATCTCGTTCAAATCCGGCTTAACAACACATTTTGCCATCATCTTCTTCGTGTATAATGCAGCATCTAAATCAAGACTTGACACCCCTCTTCTGCCGGAAGCTTTTTTTATCATACACTCGGTTTGCAGCAATTCGCTTTCTTTTGCCGAAAGTGCTCTAAGTTCCCATTCTAAAGGATTGCCGTCATCATCAACGAATCTGTTGCTTACCACAAATTTTATATTTTCAATTTTCTTAGGATTCAAAAACCCTTTTAATGTTCCCATATTTTATACCTCCTATATATTAATCGTTTATTATAAATCCCGGTAAGTGAGTGAAATTATGGACAATTTCAAAGTCCTCAAATGTGAAGTCCATATCTTCATCAAGATACCCACCGTCAGCGTCAAATTTTGCTAAAATACCGCCGTCTATATTACAGTCTTTAAGTATTACTATTTGATACCCAGCGTCTGATGTTGGGTCACAATTTTCAATTGCTATGTCAAAATAAATATCTTTTCCAGTATCCTTATACTCAGCCATCATTTCCCTAAAAATTGACGCGTTATAATGAAATGTTGCTGACCCTGTTCCCTTCCAACCTGTAGATTTATTCCCCTTACCTGTTTTACCGAGTATTGGAATTTCTTCTTTTGTTTTTTCAAAATTGGCTTCAAGATTAATCGCCTGCATAAAGTTATAACGCTTAGTGCCATTAGTTATTGTACACTTTCCTAAATTAGCTTGCAGACTGTCCTTAGCTTTCATCACTACATTGTTTGCTATATTGTAGTCTTTTTCATAATCCATTTATTTTCCCTCCTTACGAAACGTAAACAGTCATATATAGCTGTCTCATGGCTTCAATTGTTGTAATTGTATCAGTAACAATTACAGACCCTTTTTTATCTCCTGCCTCAACTGTAATATCAGAAGATGTAAAGTTTTCTATTGCTCTTAAATCCCTCAAACCCTCGTGTATTTTTACAATGTCATTTTTTAGTGAGGCTCTGCCCATATTGTCATTTGGCGATATTCCTAAATATCTTGTGTTGAAAAGAACAGCTATGTCATTAGATATTTGGTCTGTTACCCGTATAGTTTGATTACGTTTGAAATCTTCCGATTTACCATCGGTTACAGTTACAAGACTGTTAATATCATCAAGCACACGTATCTCGCTTCCAACTCTATGAAACGCCAAAAATCCCGACTGAATAAAGTTGGATAGCTCTGTCTGTGTATAATTTGTGCCAACGGTATATTCCCCATCATATTCAACATTTGTTAGAGACCCATTTACACGGCATGCTGCTTCTGCTCCACCTGTCCAATAAACTAATTCATATGCAGCTTCCGAGCCATCAGTGACCTTGTTAGGCACTCTGATACAGCCCTCATAATCTGCTGGAATTTCGTTTTCGGGGTCATGTATAACAACCTGGAATTTAATACCGTTTTCATCTCTTAACCGCTTCACATAGTTGACAAACAATTTTTTATCTGTTGTCTGTGTCAATGTGCAAATAAGAATATTAAACGAATAAGATTCTAACGAATCCAAAGCATTTTGTATTGTAGTTCCTGATGAGGTCCCTTTAGTGCCGCCGGATAAAGAACTCCCGGCTGTTACAGTTGGAACAACATTCTTTTTAAAATTAACATAATCATTATCAACAAGTCCGTTGTTTTCTGTGCTTGCTGATGTAATTTTTTCTATTTCTTGAACATCAACAACCGTACTGTTAAAAATTGTTGAAACAATAAAACGGTTTTCATCATCTACCGATTCTTCAATTTTTATTTTATATTGGTTCCCAGCTTCACCCGGATATTTAGCGGTTGCATATGTGTTTGTTGCTTTCTTACCGCCTTCGCAAATATTATAAAAATACACAGTGTTCGCCCTGCAAAATATCTCTCGTATATTTTTCATATTCTCTGAGGTGTACTCATAGCCAAAAAATTTTACAGAATTTTTTTGAAAGTCCGCAGCTGTTACCTCAAAAACTCCATCAGGAGAATAATCAAGCTCCATTGGTACAGCTACATAACCCCTATCAGACAAAGCAGCTGTCGCATTGCCAGTTGATATTACGTTGATATACGACCCCGGCAAGACTTTGTTCATTGTTGTGAAAGTGCCTCCACCTAGCATTATTTTTTACCTCCGTTCATATATTTTTTTATTTCATTTTCAACCTCCGAAATTGTATAGTATTTCTTCTCATCTAATAAGACATTAAGCAAATCACGCCTATTTTTGTATTTTGCAGACTGCAAAATAGTGGATTTATTATATCTGTCTTTTACTTCCGTTTCCTCCGGCTTTTTAATCGCCATATTCCATACCTCCATTAATTTCTAAATTATTCATATATTCATTATCGGTCTTAACAATTTTCATCGGCACGTCATAATCGACAAAAACATGCAGCACGTCCTCAACAATCTGAGAGTTGATATTAGACCCATACAAATAACTCTTATCCTGTACTTGAATAAATGTAAGGTTTATCATCAACTTGTCTGCAATCTCTAACATCTCAGACCGACTGCCTGATTTTCCGGGAAAGAAATGTATATCAAATGACTGTTCGTGATTATATCTCAAACCTAGTGAAACCCTGTTTCTGACAGATAAATTGACAATATAAAAACAGGGCTTTTTCAAGTCCTGTTTTATTTCCTCAGTATATATTTTATAATTTTCTCCAAACAAGCTATAAAGCTTATTTGATATTCCTGCAATTGTCTCATTAGTCAAATAATTCACCCAATTTCTGCAATAACCGCTTTTCTAATAATTGTGGGACAATCCTTTCTATTTCTTTTTCAGCATTTGTCAACATGAACCGCCCGGTTACCCAGCCTTTATGATTGGTTGTCCTGTGTCCATATTCGACATACATAGCATAATCAGCTGTATTGTACACAACCGAACACCAAACATTACCGTTCTTTCTAGCAGCTTCCATTTTCCACGAGCGTTTTAAATGTCCTGTATCCACAGGCGTGTTTTGTTTTGTCATACGTAACAATCGTGCGGCAATTTCATTACAACATTCTTCTGCTAATCTGTCATATTCTGTATTTGTTAATTTACCTAGATTATTCCTAAAAACTTTTAAATCATTAAAATTACAGCGTATCATTAAGACCAATCCTCCACCAGAGATAAAATAATTTCCTGATGGCTGCCGTATACTGCTGGTTTTCCGCTTTTTTCATATGTATTTGTTGCGCCGTTCTGAGTTATAACAAGTGTTGTTCCTTCCGTCACATTAACGTCCGGCGAACAAAATAGTTTTATCTCTTGTACCGCCTTATATGCGCCGTCTTGTTCCGATACAGTTGATATAGTTTTATATGATATACGGCACGGCAGGTTTTCAGCAACGGCTTCTTTTATTTGTTCAGTGATTTTAGTATCTTCATTTTGTTTATTAACACTCTCATACAATGTCATGCGGCCTGTGTAAGTCTTTTCTATTGCCGCTCTAACCATATCCGCTACCATACTAAACACCTATACTTTCTAAAATAAGCTTTGTCAATTTTACACATCTGCTTTACTGTTTCATCAAACTTTTGTTCCGGCGTGCTACTCTCATTTAATGCAAATGTTACAGCCGTGTCGCCTACATTTATACTTTTTACAGCCGATTCAAAACTAAAGTTATCACCTAACAAATTGAACGCTTTCGCGTTCTTCAAATATTCACCGCAAATTATATTTACAGCTACACTTTCTGCATCCTCCGGTATACGCTTTGTGTGACATATATTAAGTATCTTAGATGTTACCAATTCAACAGCTTGTTCCAGTAGTCCCGTATTAATTTCCGAAACACCAAAACAGTTTAGCATTTCTGCCGCGCTCGTATAAATATCCATATCAACCTCTCCTAAATCTTATGTTTAAACTCCACTATTCTAATTTTCTTAGCTTCGAAAACCGGTTTCCAGTTCTCAGCTTTTGCTACTTCTGCTCTTGACGGTCCCTCAGTTTTGGCAACATCGGCATTAGTCCACGAGATTCCACGAGGATGTAATATATATGTCTTACGGTTAATAAGATAATCAACACCTGAACCTTTACGCTTTGCTCTATCCGTCTCCGTTGAAACAAAACCCACCGGACTTCCATTGCCCAGCGCTATAGCGCCATCGCCAAACAAATATGTCGAGAATACCATATTTGCGCCGCTGCCTGTATACGGACAGCCATCATCTATAATAATTCTCTTACCCATATATGTATTAAATGGTGACGCGTCAGACGGTCTTTGTGTTTCGATTAAATCTTGTTTTCTGAGAGCTGATTCAACAGCGCTGTGCATTGCTATCGCTGTGAGCTGAGACTTAGCATCTCCTAACAACTGCTGGGCGTCAATAAACGCTGCGCCCGACCACTTTGCAGCCGCTCCTGACCCTCCTGAAATATCCAAAATATTACTTGACAGTCTTGTCTCTGCGGCTGTAGCATTCTCTCCTGTCGTTGCCGTTGTGGTACCGAATATGCCCTTTAATACTGCAATAAGCTCTTTTTGCATATCTCGTGACCAAAATCCTGCAACGAGTGCTCCTATTGCCGCCATCGGGTCTGACCCCGACATCGCAGCTGACAGGTCGGTTGCGCTCCACATCTTCGCTCGTCTCAGTATCACCGATATATCTTTATTTGATGTAATTTTTTCATCTGTTAAATCTTCGCCTTCAATAATTTGTTCTGATTCTCCGTTTAAGTCCTCGTAAAAAGGCATTTGCACCATTGGTGCCGCCTGTGACGCAAGTGTGTTATACTCCGTATTGTTCTTTATTATTCCGCTTTGCACCAGTTCCGAAAGCTCCATTGTTTTTTCAATAACATATGGATTAAACAGCTCCGGCACTATTATATCTGTTAATGTTGTTCCTGGCATAATAAATCATCCTTTCAATTTTAAATTTTTGTTCCCGCCTCAGCCGCTAAAGCCTTGGCTTTTTCCGGGTCATCTTTAAGCAATTGGCCCTGTTCTGTCAAATTGAATGTGTCTTTTGCAAATGGATTAATTGACTTTGTTTTTCCGCTTCTAGGGGTATAATCAACCTGAACTTCATTAGTTTTAAAGAGAAACTTTTTACTTTCCTGCATAGCTGTCAGCTGTTCATCCACTCCTGACACCTTGCCGTCTTCATCAACTGTTATCTTATCCATATCAAACAACTTTGCAACAATATCAATGTCCTGGGCTTTATCGGCTATTGCAGTTTTAATTGCAGTTTCTTTTATAAACTTTTCTATCTGTTTTTTGTGTTCCTGTTCAGATTCATCAAACTTACTTTTCCAATCATCAGCAGCTTGTTTGATTTTATCAATATCCATACTTTTAAAGTTTTCAATCTGTTTGTTGGCTTCTTTAAGCTGAACCTTAATATTGTCATAATCGGCATACTTGTTTTTTATAGCTTCAACATCCTTGCCGTTTTCATCCATAATTTTGTCAATTATTTCTTCAGACAACTCCAAGCTTTTTAGATATTCCCTTTTCATATGATTCCTTTCTCGCTACGCTGATTTACGTCAGTTGCTTTGACCTGCGCTCGTAGTTTTACGTCATTGCGGACAAATTTTGTATATAAAAATAACGCCTGCGATATTACAGACGTTAATTAATTATTTTTGCAAATTCATGATTGTAAATTGACAAACACCATCTTTATATGCGGCGCAGTCTGTTTCACATTCGCATAATGTCTCTGTAGACACTGTTGTAAAAACATCTCTTTCAAGCTGTCCATCTTCGTTATATTCATAGCGTTGCTCTGTATATTCTTTTCTATTGCACTTGTGCGGACATTTCATTTTAATCACTCCTTTCAGGCATAATAAAAGCGCCCTATAAAGGACGCTCGTGTTAATTTTCTAATACATTACATCGTCATCAAGGGTCAAATAGCCCAGTTCATAAACGTCTTTATTTTCTTTAAGACAGTGTTTGATGATTTTCTCTATATTATCCGTTGACAACACCGCCAGCGGGTATATATCACCGAAAGCATCATAGTATTTGTCTAGCAAAACTCCAAACTCTTCTTGTACGCCCATCTATTCCACCTCTTTCAAAATTTCTAACATAGCCTTATAACTATTTGGCAGGTACATCTTTATATATTCTAAGGTCTCTCCACCACAAACCTCGGCGCTCATAATGTTAGCCCACATCTCTGATGCTGCCTCATACTGTCTGCATATCGCTTTGACTTTATTTTGATTACTCACGTCAAATCCCATGTTTGCGTATAACTGTTTAAGTTGTTTCCTCTTGGTGCCCCTAACCATTTTGTCATAGCTTTCGATAGCTGCATATCGTCTGTTGTAATATGTCTCGCCATGACCCCAGTTTATTCTAGACCTTGGGAAAAGTCCATCTATCGCATCCTGGACGCCGTGACTTGAATCGTGATATTTCAAATCATTTCGAACATCGCTATTAATAATCGAACGAATATGTTCCTTGTCTTTTCTAACAGCCGTTAAAAACTCGTCGCTTTGACTTGCAATATTAGTGAAATAATTTTTAAACCCAGTGATTTCACGCAAGTTTTCCATTTCATTAAAACTCAATTTGTCAACAACCAGGCTCTTGTCAAAATAATGCCCATATTCGTGAGCAAGAGTGCTGTATTTGTTGCCATTGTTTTCAGAATACTTAAAGCTTATAGAATTAGCGGTTGGGTCATATTGCGACACACGGCTTGGTTGCAACTTTATTCCATCTACACCATCGCCGTATTTTGAGTATAGCTTTGTAATATCTTGATTTTCGTGATTATTTATAATATCTAGATACTCATTATAATCTTCTTTTGCCATCCCCGACTTCTTGAGTTTTTCTAAATTATAAATGACCTCTTTGTTAGCTTTTATTATATCATCTTTAATACCTTTTGTAAACCTTTCGTCAACATATTTAGATTTCCACTCGGGATACTTCATGTCGGCCGGAACAGTATAATATTTACCGTTTTCATCTCTCGCTGCTCGTGTCTCATCTTGTGTAAATTCGTCATCAAAATAAGGCACAGATGTACACCGGCAACGGCAATGAAATGGCGGTGAATTCATCCCGACCACCATGTCAGATGTTTCAAACACTCTCCCATCCATGTCTTGACACACACCGCACGTTACATTGTCAAGAGTTCCATTTATCTCATATCTGTTCACCCCTAATTCATTATATGCTTGCTTTGTCCCCGCTTCTCGAAAAAATGCACTCTCCGTTAAGGCTAAATTCTCAGCCTGTCTCTTTGTGACATCAAATTCTTTTCTTATTTTAGCAACTAACTCATTAGGATTGTCCCCGCGAATAAAAGCGTAGGCCAAGTCATTTTGAAGTTTTGAAATCAATTCCGGTCTGTGCTTTCCCCATATCCGCTCTGAAAATGTCTTATTATCAGCAGTCCACGGTTTGCTTATAATCTTTGCTATTGTTTTTTCGTCCAAAATGGAAAATGAACTTCCAACAACACCAAATTTTTGAAATTCATACATTGAACGATAATAGCTGTCTGTATACGTACTCTCTATCAGTCTTGACAATCCGTCAACTTCCCTACCGGAAACGCATTCTACCTGATGCTGCATCTGCACTTTCATGGCTTCGAGCCGGCTTATATGTACTTTGGCGCTTGCATTTTCAAGTTGTTTGCTCCATTGGTTTGATATTTTGTTTTCTTCACCGTGCTTTATGTAATCTTCAATACTCCACTTAAACTCATCCAGTTCATCCCTGTTTAGCAATTTTTTAGCTTCTTGATATGATATTTGGTTATTTACCGCTATTCGCTGATACCATTTTGATATTTCAGTCTCACAATTGTAGGAGGCCTGTTTATATATTTTTTCTAAATCATAAAAATACTGAGTTGCCTTTTTGTGTTCTGCCTGCTCCAAAAGTTCAAGACGTTTTCTCCAATATTCACTATTCTGTTTCATCGGTTTTCACCCTTGTAAACATATCAGCTTCATCTTTGTTTACCTCTTCAAGTTCCTCTTCCTTAATGCGCTGCAGTTCACGTTCTATATTTTTAACCCATGGATGATTTTCAGCAATTGTTCGTTTCGAGATTAACCCAACCGAATTTTTAGCAATTTCACAAAGTTCGCTGTCTGTCCTTACTTTAGTTCTCGTCCACGTTTGGATAATTTTATCTACCGCCAGCCCATAATAATTACATATTGCATTAATTAATTCCGAAAATCCCATTTTGAACTCTGCCTCGGTTGCTCCTGCTTTAAGCTCAAGCAATGAATACAAATATCCAAGGGCAATACCTGAACTATTACCAAAATTCTGTGGGTCGGGGTCAATCCCCATGCCCTGCTCAAAAATTGATTTTCTAGTCATCTCAAGCATTATCTTACGGGCTTCGACAGGTATATCTATTGTAAGCGTCTGTAAATCGCCTTTGGCTTGTCCGTCTTCTTCAGCTGCGTCCACTTTTATAGTCTTAAACATTTTAAGTTCCGAGAGAAATTTTTCTAAAGATTCCCCTTCATACCCCGACAAAACAAAAATGACCTCTTGTATATCCTCAAGGTCGTTCAAAAATCCACTATAAACTTTATCATATGTATCTATTTGGTCCTTATTTAAATCTAAATCTCTAGTATGCTCACTGTTATTAAAAAATGGAATAAACGGAATTCGCCCAAATGGATTAGGCACACTCGCCACAAAAGCCGATTGCTGAATATCAACATTATAACAATTATAGCACTCATATTCTTTTAATGTGTCTATGTCTCCATGTTCAGCTCTATATGAATATATCATATCATCCGTATAATATTCATACACCTCATATGTTTTACCATCATCTTCAAGTTCTTTATATACTCTAAGCACAGCTTTCAATTTATCTTCAACCGTTGTGTCCCATATAGGTATAACCTGTTTTGAATCCACAATTGTATATTTAAAGCCCTCGGTATCGCTCCAATAATATATCCACGCAACTCCACTATTTGAGGCCATATTACACAGTTTAATACACACCTTTTCAAATTTATTCCCAAGTGTATTATAAATAACTGTATTTGCGTAATCGTCCGAAACGTCAAATAGGGGTTGTGCTGTAAACATGTACGAGGATTTTTGGTCAATCAGCAGACGATGAAAATTGCTTGCTATCCTATTATCCGCATTTCGCAGTGGCCTATCCTGACACTCATTTTTTCTTTCTCTATCCTTAAATTTTATATCGTTTTCCCTGTTATAATATCTTTCGCTTTGCTCGGCCATCATTATGAAATCCTTATGACCCGGCTCGTACTTTTTAATTAATTTCTTAACTACATCAATATCCAATTATATCACCTCAATACTGATATTCCAGATTTTCTTTGTCTTGTACGCTCTGCAACTCCTGTTGTCGCATCCGGTGCATCATCATGCTTATTTTTACCTTCTTTTTGATAACTCATCATAGCCTCATAATATTCGGGCCACCTATCACGCCAATTTACGGGATAATATATATGTTCCATTACCCATGTACTATTTGATAATATACGCGCCTTTTTGTTTTTACTCTGATGATACCATTTTACTATCGTATGATTCGTGAATAACTCGCTTTCCATAATACGTTTTACACTTCTAGCAAAGCCGCGACCGCCGTTATTGCTCTCAATAGTAGCTTTATTCACGTCAAACTCAACAAGCCGTTTAGCTGTTTCTTTTTCCGTTATTTCCATGCTGTCTTTGGTGTAGTATACATCAAGTATATACGCTTCGCTGTTATAAACTCCGTATATTATATTACACAGATAATCGCTTCCTTCGTCAGCTGTATCACAATACGACCTAATCTCTGTAAACAACGAATTGCCACTTCCGTCAGACGGTATGTACTCATAAGTTTTGAAATGTGTGTACAAACGTCCTTTTTGGTCAATGGGTATTTGCTGATAATTTGCTGACGCAATATCGGCTCCCATAGCCTTGACTTTCATATCATAGCTTTTGCGCGATAATATTTCTTCGCAAATCATAGAACCGTCATCCTGTAGCGCTTTCATAGTTATAACTTTGCATTTTATATTTTCAGACTTGAAATATTTTATCGCTCTGCCTGCTAAATCTCCGGTTGCCCATCTCGTCATGATTATAAGGATTTTTCCGCCCTCTTCAAGACGGGATAGCATTGTATTTACAAACCAATCCCAATGTTTTTCAAGAATAGTTTCGTTGTACGCTTCTTCTGCTGATTTAATTAAATCGTCAATAATCATCCACGTACATCCAAAACCCGTTGCAGTTCCACTTGGAGAAGTGGCAAGATAATTATTATAGCCATCTGTCAGGCTCCATAAATTCATTGAACCGTCACCGCGCTTTATTTGAACTCCCGGAAATATATCAGAATAAATTATTTTGTCATTATCCGCTTTTTCCTCTTGTATCGCGTTTCTAACATTTTTTGAAAATGTAGTAGACAATGTTTCGTTGTATGAACCGGTCATAATTTTCTCGTTATGATTGCGTCCCAAAAGCCACTCAACAAACAAGCCGGCAGTCCTTGACTTGCCGTGCCGCGGAGGTAAATTAACAATCATTATCTGTTCATCACTCTCACAAAATCTTTGAAATTCATTACAAAGATTTATTAGATAATTTCTGTTAATTTTGTAAAATTCAGGAGCTAATAAATGGCAAAAATAAAAGAATTCACGCCGAGCAAGCTCTATCTTAGCACCAAGTTTAATATGTTCTTTATCCATCATCAACCAACTTCTTTAATTCATCTATTGTAAGTTCAGCGTATGGATTTTTAAACTCCATTTTACCACTTAATTCAACTCCCTGTTTTTGGTAAAACTCGTCCTTGCATTTTCGTTCAAGATAATATTTCGATTCACTCAAATCGCCATGTTCAATTTTTTCAGCTAAATTTATTTTTGCTCTTCTTTGGAGTGCTGTTTGTGCGCGCTTCATTTTGTCGGAAAAATCCTTATTTTTATTTAGATATTCATAATAGGTATCTCTATGTATTTCTGCATAATCACAAGCTTCGCAGACATTAAAGCCTTTCATAAAAGCCCACTCAAGTTTTCCGACAACAATATCATTCATTTTTTTCGGTCTTGCCATAATCATCACCCCCTAATTTTCGTTCACATCACAGCCGCCCGCCCCTCAGCAAATTTTATGATGTACAATTCCCACAATGGCCAAAACTAAAAGAGCCGTCCTAAGAAGGAAAACGGCTCTTAAACAAAAAATATATAAAAGGAGAAATTACTTTGCATACCTTTCATAATACAATTATAACATGTGATTTTCGGCATTTTCGGCAACTTTTATATTTTTTAAATATTTATTATGCTTCCGCCTCGGATAACTTTCGTCTGTCTCATTCATTCTAAAAGCAATCTTTTGGAATGTCCACCCTTCAATATATCGATATCTAAAAATTCGCCTGATTTCGCTGTCAGCAATGTTGTTAATAAATTCATTCAACTTGCGATATTCAGTTTTTAATAGCTGTAATTCTTTTCTTAACAATTCACGTGTACGGTCGCACTCAGCTGTTTCCACTTTCATGTTATGTTTTATGTACGGGAATTCCCTGTCTGACCCCTGCACAATGTCAGAACTTTCAAGCATTTGTATCTGTTCGGCCAATTCTTCAATTTCTGCTTTTATACTTTTGTACTGCCTTAATCTTTCAGCTGTCATAAGATTTATCACATCCAGTTTGATAATAATTCTTTGTCTGTTAAATTACTTTTTTATCCATATAGTTTCAGTCCTTTTCCATAGCGCACAAAAACGCAATATTGCAAGCCAAATGCCACAAATGCGGCAATTCGCTTTCTTCATCTACGCCCAAAGGGTCATTTATGTATGACACAAAGTGCCTGAAAGCCGCGTCTCTATATCTTTGCGGCTCAACATCTTTCCAGCTGTCACTATCTCCATACTTTTTTACTCCGTATTCTCTTACCCTGGCAACCGCTGTGATTATTTCTGTCGGGCACAAGGTAAGTTTCGGCTTTCCTTCGTCATATTTCACTTGACTTCTCCTTCGTTATAGATTTATTTCCCAATAAGTTCTACATCACTTAGTTGCACATGAATAACACAATTTGCATTCTCGTCATATAGTTCTCCGTCATATTCGATTCTATCTGCATGAATATTTTTAAAACACCTACTGGCATAAAAGACATAGTTTTTATTTTTATAACGAACTATACTTTGCTGCATAATTGCTTGTTTAACTTGTTTTAACTCCATCTTACAAATCCTCTATCCTGATATATATTCCGGGCTTTTCAGCCCAAAATTTTTCAACAATCTCACTTGCCACCAAATTATCATCTACCCAATACCCCAGCTTTGTCATTACATCCTTGAGTAACTTCTGTAAATTNCGCTTTATTATGTATAAAATCAATGTGTTCGGGTAACTCACCGCTTATGTTATTTTTGTTGTCAAACATGACTTCGCTGAAAATTATTTTTGAAGCCGGTAAATTATGAATACGCTCAAGTATGATGCTTGCTGTGCTATCCTTTCCACCGCTCCATGAATGAATTGTTATAATCTTATTTCACCTCCACATTAAAAGTTACACTGTTTTGCGTACAGGTCTCTTTATTTTTCTCATTCTCATTTTATCTCACTCCTATACCAATTTTAATATTTCTTTGATTTTTTTCTTCTATCGTTTTAGATGTTCTGCTACACTCTTCGTCAGCAAAATCCCATCGCCGATTATCCGACCTTATTACGACCTTACGTACATCGTCAGCTATGGGTTGTTCTTCAGCTGTGTCCTCTGCGCAATTAAAAAATGCCAAAAGTATCATCGTAAGCGGCACTGCGTAAAATATGGGATACCACTCAAGCGACCTAACCATAACTAACAATACAGCGCCGACCACCGCGGCTGATATACGTATAATCCAGTTATACATTTGACTTCACCTCCTTATATACTCCCAGTATCTCAAAACTGGCAGAACCATACATTTCATTAAATTGCTGTTTTGCCAGCTTTGCCGATACAGATTTTACAGTTATATATTTAGTTGCAGGCGCCCCGGTCTTTAGCCTATATTTAATCAAAAAATTATACATCCTCAATCACCTCTTTCTATATCAGGTCAAATTTAATTTTTTTAACTACCATTTAACATTTAATAGTTAGTTTTTTTATTCACTCAAGTTTTTTGCAAACGTCTCAGCCGAAATATATTTTTTACCACCCAAAAATGTGCGTTTTGCAAAATCATAACAAGTCCCTGTATAGTCCTGAACATCCTTAATACACAAAAGATGTCGTCTATCTCCGTATTTATCGCCAAGAAACTGTAAAACGCTTTCTAAGTTCTCCCTATATGCTGCCTTCTCCCTCGGCATTTTGCTCACCTTCTTTCTATACTTTATTTTGCAACTTTGTTAAATACGTATTGAATATTACCAAAATTTGATTATGTATTATATTCTGACACATCATGTATCACTATTTCTTCAAAAGGTCTTAGATGTATTGAAATAGTAAAAGCTTAATTTTCGAACGTCACTTCAATAAATAGTTGGTCGTTGGGGTGACGTTCTTTTATTTTTTCAACTAAATCAAGAATTGTTTTCAACTCGTCGTTCCAATCGGTTAAAACTCTAAACTTTAATTTGAGCGTCATTTTCCTCACCTCCTACCCTGATATTTCAGCTTCCCACTGCTCCAAAGTTTCATATACTATTTGCATTACCGCCTTCGCCTGTGGCGTAGTATTGGCGCCATTGATGTAAGAGCTCAATTGCGGTGGTTGAAGATTTGTATAACCTTTTTTTCTTATTACCTTTAACAAGTCCACTTGCTTTTTTCCAAGGTTTAATAGTCTAAGTTTTACTGAATTTTCCATCTTTATTTCTCCTTTTCTGTGTTTTTTTCTCTTAACTGATTTTTTCTTTCTGCACGTTTTTTTCTAAAAAATAAAACTAAAGTAAGCCATGTAGTTATCCCTTCGGGTATTACCCAGAAACAGGTTGATACCAACAAACTTGAACATAACATTATTGCTACAATCACATTAATCATTCTTTTTTCACTCCTTTCAAAAAAAATTACAAACCTATTGCAAAAGCGAACCAAATATTGTATAATTAAATTGTCGATTAAAATATATAAATTTAGCCGCTTTCATAGCAGGCATGTTTTTATTTGCTTAATTTATTTATTAAGTTGATATTATTATAGTGCACTAAAGAGCACTTGTCAATAACTTTTGTGCACTAAAGAGCACTTTTGGCATATTGCATAAAAATGTGGAGGTGGTTTTGTGTTTTTTAACCAATTAGAAAAACGCTGTAAACAATGTCAAATAAAATTAACACCTTTGGTCTTGAGTATCGGAATAAGCAAAGGAAACATTTCTAAATGGCGCAATGGAACTATCCCTACTGGAGACATTTTGATAAAACTTGCGGATGCGCTTGACTGTTCTGTTGACTACCTCCTCGGACGTACCGATGTTATCGAAGTTAATACAAAAGAAAAACCTTTATCTATTGCAGAACAATTTAGAGAATTAGATACATCACAGGTGGCCGCTTATGGCGAAAATGAATTTATAAATGATAAGGAGAATTAGTGAGATGTCAGTTAATGACTCTTTTGATACATTAATAAAATGCCAAAAAATTGTATCAATTCAAGAAAATTTATTAAAATCGAAAATACGCAATATTGATAATGCATTGAGCTATATTACTGGAGTTAAAACTAAACTAACACCATTTAGCGAAAGTCCTTTTACAACGGATATGTCATTTAAAACTGAGTTAGAGAAATCTTGTATTCCTAGGATAGAAATGATTAATAAAATAAAATCTAATAACGTTGTTTCAATTATATCAGAAACGACTCTTTCTTCTATTGCAAAGAAATTTCAAAACATGAACTATAAGCTAAGCAACAAGTTAAATACTATAAATTTTAATGACAGTATTACAAAAATGAATATTCAAAACATTACAGATATGTATTCATCATTACCAAGTTTAGATATATCAAATACTCTCTATTCTAAATTTGAAAATTCCATGAGTTCTGTATTTTCAAATTTGCCAGAACAAACAATAGAATCTTTTTTTGACGATATTATTTCAATGGAAAATAATTTTATTGATACTTTTGTTGAAGCAGAAACAAATGAAGATTATATAAAATGTGAAGAATCTGCGGAATCAAATACTGAATACACCATAAATGCTATAAGAAAACTGAGCAATAGTAATGACACTTCTGATGAAATTGTTTCACTTTTTAAAGAAGTAAAAGATGAATTAGTAAAAAGTAATTCATTAAAAGAACAAGAAATTAATGAATTAAAAAAAAGTAATTCTTTAAAAGAAGAAACAGAAAAAGAAAATGAAAAATATAACAAAATATCACTTTATATTGAGATAATTCCTATAATATTGAGCGTATTTTTTAGCGGTAATACCGTTGATTACATTGGCCTTCAACCCCCTCAAGATATATGTAATAGAATTCAAATAGAATCTCCCGTTGAAGAAACTATCAACGAACAACTCCAAAATATTGATTTTTCACAAACAAATGAATATAGTGAAGAAACTGTTACTGAACAATTTCAAAACATTGATTCTTCACAAACAGCGGCATATGGTGAAGAATCATCATTTGTCGATGATGAACAGTAATTTACATTTATTGCCACTTGAAATAAAAAACATATAGCATTATGATATCTTTATATGAAATTGATTTCAGGAGGTATCATAGTGTTTGCAAGATACAGTGCAGTAATTACTTTGTTAGAAAATAAAATAAACAAATTGCCAATTACTATAAATCTTATAGAAGACTTATTAAAAGCAAAAGGCTGGAGCATCTTAAAATATGATGTAAACAACGGCAAACAAATTGAATTGCTCAAACAATACAACATTTTTGCAATTGCAAAACGGACAAAAGCGTTCACTTATAAGCGTAAAACAGAAAAAATTATATTTATACGCTCCGGTTTGTCCGCTAATGAAAAACGCATGTTGCTAGCGCATGAACTGGGTCATATAGTGTTAGGGCATATGGCTGACAATAATGTGTTGGGATATAAGCCAGGTGGATTAATTGACGAAGGTCAGGAAGATGAAGCCAATGAATTTGCACTTGAATTTCTTGCCCCAATATGCGTTTTAACTAAAAAACATATAAATACGCCTCAGCTTGTATCAGCGACAACTTTATTGGACGATAAACGCAGCCGCCTGGTAGCTGATGAAGTGCAGCATCACAAAAAATATACAGAGTATGAAGAAAAATTATGTAATCAATTTAACGAAATAAAAGAAAAAAATATAAAAATCAGATATATTGTTGTGGCAATAATAACAGCGTTAATACTAGTAACTGCTACAATAACAGTTAACTATAAAAGTCAAGAAAATATAGAACAAACACAAGTAATACAAGAAGCGACGCCGACATCTGAACCTCAAATAATGGACATTGACGTAGTAGTTACAAAATCAGGCCAAAAATACCATACCTTAGAGTGTAAACATATAAAAGACAAACCTAACCTAATACATATGACAATCAATGAAGCCATACAAGCTGGCTATGAGCCTTGCGAAGATTGCAAACCTGATAGCTATTAGAATATAGTGTTGCGAATATAAAGCTCACATAATTCCCCGGGAGGTTCACACCACTTTTTTACAAAAATATATAACTCTTATATATTTTTGCTGTCGCACCCTACACGGGGCGCATTGATTGAAATAAATATATATAGATAAAAGGTGAATACAATGAAAAAACGAGCCGATGGAAGATATTGTAAACAAATACGGATTAACGGAAAAATTAAATCCTTTTACGGCAAATCTGAGCGAGAAATTAATAGAAAGATTTTAGCCTATCAAGACACCAAAGAAAAAGGAGAAATTTTTAAAACTGTTGCCGAGGAATGGCTTGACGAATATTTATTAAACACACCTTATACTACTTTTAAAAAATGCGGGAAAAGCGCATATTTATCGCTATTACAAGAGTTTGGGAATGAACGTATAAAAAATATTACATCCCATGACGTTGATATATTTTTGAAGCGGCTTGCCGCAAAAGATTACGCACAGAAGACAGTGGCAACATATAAAAGTATTTTTAATCAAATATTTAGATTTGCTATAGTTAATGGATATACTAATATAAATCCAGTTACATCAGTTTCATTGCCAAAGAATTTAAAAAAATCAATACGTAAAATGCCCGACACCAAAGAAATAGAAATCGTTAACACCTTACATGATGGATTTGGATTTTTGGCCTACTTTCTGTTATATACCGGACTTAGAATTAGTGAAACGCTTGCTTTGAATTACGAAGATATTGACAGAGAAAATAAAATTATAAATGTAAACAAAAAAATTATACATGACGGAAATAATCCAATATTAATAAATGAAACAAAAACAGAATCCGGAACAAGAACAGTTATACTTTTGGACAGAGTTGCAAAATATTTGCCGAACAAAAAACATGGCATAATTTTTTGCAATGAGCATGGAGATTATTTAACCAAAAAACAGCTTGCTTGTCGCTGGGACAAAATGCGCAAAGAAAACAATTTAACATTAACCGCTCATCAGTTGCGGCATGCTTATGCGACAATGCTATTCGAAGCTGGAATAGAAGCAAAAGACGCTCAAGAATTAATGGGGCACAAAGACATAAAATTAACTCAAGATATTTACACGCACATCAGAAAAGAACGTAAATCCGAAACAGCAAAAAAGTTAAATTCATTCAATTTTTAA